GGCACGGTGTAGGCGGCGTCGTGGCCTAGGTCTACGGTACCCAGGTCAATGTTTCGCGCTGCACCTGCCGGGTAGTCCACTTCCGGTAGGTCTAAAACGGTTTCTATGCGTTGGCCGGACGTTTCAACGTCTACGTTTAATTCGTCAATGTAGGTTTGGCTTAGCAAATAGAAATTGTCTGAACAGTAAACCGTGACGCTATCTATGCCGTCTAAAGCAAAGTTGTAGTCGTAGTTAACAATTTTGCCACGGTACAAATACTCCGGTACGTTGCTTGAGTTGTAGCGGATTAACTCCACGGCGCGCAACGGTGATAGACCCGGCAACGCTTCCGGACTGTTATAAAACGGGCTTGAATCATCAAACGGGTTAAAAATCCCGTCCACGTCGTTTATGGTAAAGGTCATGGTGCCGGCGCTGAATTGGTCGCCTATGTCTTGACGGCCTCGGCGTACGCTTATTTTGGTCGTGCTATCGGTTACGTCTGCAAAGTCAGTTGTAGGCCCCAACGGGTATACACCGTCTAAAAGGCCTTTTACGTCGCTATCTAATTGAAAACTACCTACGTCGTAGCCTGTGTCAATTAGTAGGGAATAGTTGCCCGCTTGGACAATTGCGCTACCGGGCATTAGTACCTACCCGATATTGGCAAATCTAATGGGCCGTTTTGTCGTGCAAAGGCACGTAAGCCGTCGTTTGTTACGCGTCCGATTTCGGCGCTAGTTGCCATACCGCCGCTTACGTTTACGGTGTAGTTAGTTGTGCCGCCTCGCGCGGCTTTAGCTTCAGCAACGCTAGCAATGCTTGCTTTAGTTGGTGCAGGTGTAGCAACGGTTTGGCCTGCGGTTATTTTTGTAAATGAAATGTCTGTCTGTGCTTGCTCTAACAAGTTTTCTAGGCGCTTAGTTGTAAGGTTCGGGTTTTGTAAAATCTTTTCGTACTTGGCTAAAACGCTTTCAAGTCCGGCTACTAATGCTGTGCCTTGGTCTACGCCCGCTTGGTAAAAACGGCCTGCACTATCTAGGCCTAGTTTGTCTGCCACCTCTTGCACGGTAGAAACAAGGGCGTTAACGCCGTTAGGGCCTGTAATGGCTTCCTGCCCGCCTGCTACTAGTTCGGCTGCAATAGCCGCGCCCGCTTCCGCGCCTGCGTTTAATACTTCGCTAAGAGCTTGTTGGCTAAGGCCGCGCTGTAACAATAAATCCACGTTTGTTGCATACTGTTTTACCCCGGCTACTTGGTCGCGCAATCCCGCTAGGAAACCGCCGCCAGTTTCTACTCCCGCGTCTTTAGCGTCAGCAAAACTAAAACCCTCTTTAATTCCGTCGGCAACACTTTTGCCAAAATCTGTAAACGCGTCTTGTGCGTCTTTCAATTGGTCTTTAGCGTCGTCTAAAGCGTCTGCCAATTTGTCTTTAATGACGTCGTATAGTTCGCTAACTTTTTTAGAAGCGCCACCTATTTTGTCGTCTAATCCTGCAGCCTCTTTTTTAGCTGCACCGGTTGCGTCTGCTAAACGCATGGTTTGTTGGGCGCTGTATTTTAGGTTTTCGTTATAGGCGCCTATTGTTTTTTCGTCGGTAAAGGCTTCGCGTAATTTTCCAATTCCATACCAAATTTGGCTAAGAGGATTGGACATATTCTTTAAAACGCCAATAAAGCCGGTTAACTCATTACCGCTATTTTTTACCGGTGTTGGTAGTTTTTCAAAAGCCTGCGCCAAAAACGTTACATTTTGTGTAGCAACTTTTGCTTGTTCTAAAAATGCCGCGCCAAACTTGGCTTGTAAGTTTTGAAACGTTGCCGACAATGTGCGGGTGCTGTTGGCTAAGCCGTCGCTTGTGCGCATAAAGTCGCCTTGCGCGTCGCCTGTTTGCTTATAAATTGCGGCTTGCGCTGCCAAAATCTTTTGTTGTGCTGTTAACGCGCCCTTGCCGTCATAAATTCCAAGGGTCATTGCCTCTTGTTTTAGGGTTGCGTCATTAAGCAAAACACCAAAACGGCGCAAAGGTTCAGCCTCGCCACGCAATGCAGCGCCAATAGCCATAACGGCTTCCTCGGGGCTTGTGTTGTTAAACGACGCTAGGTCAGTAGCAAGGGTTGTAAAATCATTGCTAAACGTTGCTAAATCTACGCCGGATAAACCTGCAGCTTTACCAAACGTACCAAAAGCACCGGCAGCGTTTAATACGGCTTGTTCGGATTGGCCTAATTCTTTGGCGGCGGTACGTGCAAATTGTTGTACGTCTTTGGCACCACGGCCAAATATAACGTTTACTTTGCTTAGGCTCTCCTCCATATTGGAAGCGGCTGTAATGGCCGGGCCAATAACGCTTTTAACGGTGCCAATGGCAAGGCTAAAACCGCCTACAGCGCCTGCAACAGTCTTGGCGCTAGTGCCAAACGCTTTAAGTTGTTTGTCGGCTGCCTGTACCCCGGTATTAACAAACGAGGTAATAATAGGTATGTTAATTGCCATTATTTGTACCTCTGTTTAAGTTGCTTATTTGTCTTTGCTTCTACGTTTGCAATAACTAATTGTACTTCAGCTTGCACGGCAGGCTTGTTTTTCTCTACTGCCTTGTCAATAACGCGAGGCTGTTCACCGCCGCCCGAAACGTTAAGGTTTGCGACAAATCGTCCGGCTGTATGTCGTCCGGCATGGTCATAAATTGCGCCGGCTGCGTCGCGCTGTTGGACAGTCATTAGGCGGTATGGTTTGGCGCCAAACGGTATTTGCTCTGTATGGGTTGCTACGCCGTCTGTAAAGCGCGTGAAATCTACGTACCTTTCCTTGGTGGCACGTGAACCAACTTTTACGTTAAAACCTTTATTTACCGTGGCGGTATTCCATTTAATTTCTCGGCCTTTTATTAGGTTGCCACGGTTCATGCCGGATAGCGGGGCGCCTTTAACTCCGCTAATGGTTGTAATCATGCTGCGGGCTTCCGTTACCATGACGTCACCGGCGCGCTTAATTTGTTTAGTTACTTGACGCCTATAAGTTGGGTCTATTTTGTGCAATAGCGCCAAGGTCTCTTGGATACCTTTAATTTCTAGGTTTGCTTGCGCCATTGGTTTACCTTTTGTTTCGGTCTCCCAAAACTTTAGCCACCGTTGCTAAATCTTGTGTGTCAAACGTAGCGCTATACCAATGCGGTGCCCACCCTGTTGCTATTAACAGTTCGGCTAATTGCCGTCGGTAGGTACCGCTTGGGTAGGGTTTGGGGCCTCTTGCGCGGTTACTTCAATGTTTGTTACCTGTTGGCAATATTTGTCAAATTCGGCAGGTACAACAATTTTGGCTTGTTTGCTAGCTTCCCATGCAAGGTATAGCAAATCCTCTACACCAATGCCGTTAGCCATATCGGCAGCTTTGCGTTTAAAGCGTCGTTCCCATAGCACAATAGTAAATAGGTTTGTATTTACTTGGTATGTGCCCTCATGGTTGGTTACTTCAAGGGTTAATTGCATAGTGCTTACTTTCGTGTCGGGCCGATTATTCGGCGTTTATTATGCTGTTACGTCTGCGGTGTAAACGCCACCGGTAAAGGTTACGTCAATGGTTGACAATTCGCCCATGGTTGCGTTGATTACTGGAAATTCTGATAGCAATGCGCCGGTGAGGGTAAAGCCCGGGTTTGTTGCGCTATCTGCACCGACTGCAGGCTTAACAATGATTGTTACCAAGCCGCCTACTACGTTTTCCAATGTCGCGAAAGTTTCCGAAACCGCGTACGACTGGTAGAGGGTAAGCGTTACTTCATGGTTGCCTAGGCCTGATTGGTAGGTACGTGCTGTTTTGCCAAACGTGGTGTTTTCTAGTTGGTCATAACGCTGCGTAAATACTGCTGCTGTGCATTGGTCGGAAAGGTCTACCGCGTTAACGGTTACTACCGGGTTTGCTAGGTAAGTGCTTGTAGCCATAGTGTTTAATCCTCTTTCGTTGCTTTCTTATTTTTAGCACTTTTTTTAGGTGCCGGTGTGGATACTTCGTCGGTTGCTTCGTCTGCAACTTCAACTATAAAGCCGCCCCAAATAAGGCCGGCAACCTGTACACCGGGCTTGGGTACAAACTCTGTACCAACAACACCGACGCGCGGGCTTTTAATAATGTACATAATTACCTAACTTGTTTGGGCTTGCATTTCTATTGTTAAATCATAGGCGGCCATTTCGCTACCGCCGATTATGGCAATAGTTGGGCGTCCGTCTGTTACAGCTACGTTTTTACCTAGCACTTTTGCCGCCATGTTCATAAGGCTGCGTTGGGCGTCCAAGTTGCCGGGGCCAAGGGTAATGAGGCGTACCGGGAAAGTAAGTTTAACTATGTTGTAGTTCCATGCCACAAACGACGGGGCGTCAATAAAAGCACAAGGCGGCACAAGGTTACGCGGGTCGTTGACTACCTGTAGCCCTGTAATGGTCTGTAACGTGGTTGTAAGGTCGTCTAAGGCCTTGTTAAATAGGTCGGTGTATGCAACAGGCACTACGCAACCGCCGGCCTATCTACGCCTAATAGTTGTTTAATCATTGGGCTAAGACCCATAGACCCACCGGCGGCCAACCCGTCAAAACTGGCAAAATCTGTTACTGACCCACGTTGCCTATACAAGAAACCGGCATAGGCAATAGTGCCAAGTAGTACCGACGGGTTAGGTACGGTGCTTAGGCTTTCGTTGCGGTAGCCCGCCTCGGCTCTACGCCTATACGCAAATTCGTTGGCAGCTTGACGGCATTGGGTTATAAATGCTTGGTCTGACGCGGTGGCCGTTCCTATTCCTAACCAATCCTCTACCTGTGCGTCGGTTGTTACCCACGTGCATTGTGGGGTAGTTGTCAACGTGCCTGTAGCTGCGACAATGTTTACGTTTGCAGCCGTTTTAGCAAATAGCACTTGGTTTTGTATTGGGGCTTCAATGTCGTAATGCAAGAAACCTTGTTCG